GAGATTGAACGTGGTACTGAAACAAACAAAACACTATTATGGTACGAGAACGTAGACGAGTGGTCTGTAGGTTCAGAAACATTTGAAGCAGGTACATTCAAAGGTGATCTAACTAAAGCTAGTGATCTTACAATCAGTGCTACAGGTACAGGTGATATTACACTAGACGCTGCTGGTGATATTATCCTAGATGCTGATGCTAATGCACAGGTCATCTTTAAAGATAACGGTGTTAGTAAATTTCTATTTGATGGAAATTCAGGAAGTATTCAAACATACACAGGCGATCTTCAGATTAGAACGACTACTTCAGGCGCAATCTTAATACAGTCTACAGGCTCTGGTAATGATGTAACTTTAAAAAGTTCTAATGATGCTATCCTTGATCCAGGTACAGGTGTTACAAAACTCTACAGAGGTGGTACTCAACTAGCACAACTAGACACAGGCTCTACTTACGGCGATCCGCTAAAGATTTCTACGTCTGCAACAGCTACTGGTACTATGACTGAAAGCCTTTGGGTAGACCAGTATGGTGTTAATGTCCTGTATGGTTTGCGTGTTGGTGATAGCAGTAATCCTACTGAAGATGATATCTATGCTGTTGGTGACATTGAAGCTGGCGGCAACATGACTTGTACCACATCAAATGTGACAACAATAGACTTTGGTGACTGGACTATCACAGAAAGCGCTGGGGTTCTTTACTTTGCCACAGGCGGTACAAACAAGATGAAGCTAGATGCGTCTGGCAACCTAACAGTAACAGGTAACGTCACAGCTTACGGAACAGTATAATGGCTTTACAGTCTTCAGGTTCTATCAGTTTAAATGATATCCAGACAGAGTTTGGTGGTACTAATCCTATTAGTATGTCTGAATATTATCGTGGTGGCTCTTTTGTAACAGACAACAATACAAGTATTCCTACTTCTGGTGCTATAAATATGAACGGCTTCTATGGTGGGACAAAGCAGTTTTCTTATACCTTCTCTTCAAGCGCACAAGAAGTTGATCTAAACTCAACATTAACTACTGCTGGATGGAATGGCTCTGATCCTGTAGCTGTGACTATCGCATCTGGTGTATACCTCTGGTCAGATGATACTTCCGTAGGTGGCTTGACTATACCTAGCAGCATGAATGGATTAGTTACCATCACTAACAACGGCTACATAATTGGTCGTGGCGGAAACGGCGGAGGTAGTAATGGTGGCCCTGCTCTTGTAAACAATGCTACTGGTGTGATCTTAACTAATGCCTCTGGCGCATTTATCGCTGGTGGAGGCGGCGGTGGAGGAGGTGCTGGAGGTGGAGGAGGTGCTGGTGGTGGTACAGGTGGACCTCACGCTACTTACGGTGGTAGCGGTAGCTCAACTCCAGGTACGGGCGGTGCTATTGGACAATCAGGTACTAGTGGCTCTGGATTAGGTGGTAACGGAGGTGGTGCTGGCGGTGGCGGAGGTGATGGCTATGATACTGGCTCAAGCAACTTTGGTGTTTATGCTGGTGGCGGCGGTGGTCGTATACTTCCTGGCGTTGGTGGTGCTGCTGGTTCTTCCGCTGGTGGATTTGGCTCTCGAGGAGCAGGTGGTGCAGGTGGCTCTGCAGGTAATGTAGGTGGAAATAGAATTAGTGGTGCTGGCGCTGGCGGCGGTGGTGGCTGGGGTGCAGCAGGTGGTTCTGCAGGTGGTTCGAGCGGCGGCTCTGGTGGTGCAGCTATCTCTGGTACAGCTATAGCAACATACACTAACAACGGTACTGTATACGGATCAGTAGCATGAGTATTAACTTGACACCAGAAGAGCTAGAGGCTATGCTTGATCGTGCAGCAAGACGTGGTGCTTGTGAGGCATTAAAGTCTATGGGTCTGCAAGATGAAGATGCCCGAAGAGATATAACAGAGATGCGTACCCTGTTAGAAGCATATCGTGATACAAAGAAAAGTATATGGTCTACTATAGTAAAAATAACCACAGTAGGATTGCTTACTTTTATAGCTGCGTCTGTGTGGATGCAAATAGGGAATAAGTAAAGGTAGAAACAATGATGAACAAAGAAAATAGTGTGGCAGAAAATTCGCCAGACGTACTACTTGCAAGAAAGTTTCTAGGCTTTAATGGTCCTTCAGAGCAGCTAACAAACTTTCTTGCTTCGAATCCTGCTGCTGCTGCCCGTATGGGTAAGTATCAACAAGCTATGGCTGGCATGGCTAAAAACAAAGTAGGTGCTGATGAGGGTACTGCTGGTACAACTCTTGAAGACTTTCAAGGAATGCAGCAAGACCTCATTACAAAGACTATGGACCCTACTCAGTCTACTGTTTCGCAAATTACATCAGACACTTCTCAAGACATCGCAGCTGGTACTGGTCAGATCTCAACACCAGCTCCAACAGTGACTGCACAAACCGTAGGTACAGGTCAACAAGCTGCAGCTCCTACTACTAGCCCTGCTGCACAGACTACAGCTACGACAGTAACCCCTGAAGTTAAGGCTGAGACGGCAGCTACACAAGCACAGACTGGCACTGTATCACAAGAAGCTCAAGTAGATGCACAACAACAGACGGCAACTTCTATAGCAAACATGGAGGCTGCTCAAGGTACAGCTACTATGGTTAATGCTCCTGTTGCCAGAGAGATACGGGAAGGTGAACTTATCTCTGGTGTAGCTGACGCAGAGAAAGCTGCTAAGTTTAACGAACAGATTCAGGCAGCTCAGGCTACACCATCAGATCAAGCTACAGTGCAAGGTCAACTAGAAGGACTGATGCAGCAGTTTGAAGGTGGAGCAACACCTCCTTGGGCTTCAGGTGCAATGAGAAACGCAATGGCTGCTATGGCTGCTCGTGGACTAGGTGCATCATCTATTGCAGGACAAGCTGTTATCCAAGCAACTATGGAATCTGCACTACCTATTGCACAGATGGATGCACAAACAGTTGCACAATTTGAATCACAGAACTTGTCAAACAGACAACAACGTGCTATGCTTGCAGCACAACAACGTGCACAGTTTCTTGGTATGGAGTTTGACCAAGCATTCCAAGCTCGTGTAGCCAACTCTGCTCGTATTGGTGATATTGCCAATATGAACTTTACTGCAGAGCAACAGATTGCTCTTGAGAATAGCCGTGCAGCTAACACCATGAATCTGAACAACTTGTCTAATAGACAGGCTATGGTAATGGCTGAAGCTGCTGCATTGTCGCAGTTAGACATGGCTAACTTAAACAACAGGCAACAGGCTGCTGTACAAAATGCTCAGAACTTTATGCAGATGGATATGGCTAACTTATCTAATGCACAGCAGACAGAGCTGTTTAAAGCGCAGCAAAACATTCAAGCATTGTTTACGGATCAAGCAGCAGAGAATGCTGCAGCACAGTTTAATGCTACATCTGAAAACCAGACTAATCAGTTCTTTGCTAACCTTGCATCTCAGGTGTCACAGTTCAATGCATCTCAAAGCAATGCCATGTCGCAGTTTGACACAAGCTCAGTTAATGCTATCAGACAGTTTAATGCTCAGATGGATCAGCAACGTGAAACCTTTAATGCACAGAATGGTTTGGTTGTAGCACAGGCTAATGCTCAGTGGAGGCAGAACATTGCCACACTAAACACAGCAGCTCAGAATGAATCTAACATGGACTACGCAAAAACTATCAACGCTTTGACATCTAAGAACTTGGATGAGATCTGGCAGCGTGAACGTGATATTATGTCGTTTGCATTTACTGCTGATCAGTCTGCGATGGATAGGTCTTTGCAAATTATTTTAGGTGATAAAGAATTAGAACTTGCTAGACAAAAACTAGCTCAGGCTGAGGATTCAGCAAACACTAGCTTGGCTATGAGATTCTTGTTCGGTACAAGCCCACAAGGTATCCTTGGAGGTATCTTTAAGAACGGCTTATTTGGACTAGGGGGTTAATCAATGTCTTTTAACTATCAACCAAATTACATGCAGTTAATTAAGGCACTGCAATCTGGTGGCATTGAAGGAGCTTCTCAAGCTAAACAAGCAAGAGCTACAAGAGGCCTTGGTGGTAGACGTATCATAGATACTCAAAAGGTTACTGACTCAGAAGTTAAGAGCCTTTCAGAAACTATGCTTAGTTATTTTTCTGACATAGATGAACAGAACAATGCAGCTAAAGCAAAGTCTCAAGAACAAAGAGAACTTGTAGAAAGTCTTGGTGGTGAGGTTGATCCTGTAACTGGGGAAACAACTAAAAAACTTTCTTTGACTGAAAAACTTTACGGTAAACAAGGCGTACAAGAAGGTCAACCTGCACCACAATCTTACTTTAACTTTGAGATTGTTGATAGACCCTTTAAAGGTAATTCAAGAAAAGCTGGGGATATCTCTAAAGAGCAACAAGAAGAAATCATGAAAATGATTATTTCAACTGGTCGTCAGGAAGGTATGTCTAACAGGGAAATAGCTTTAACCCTTGCAACCGTGAGATTTGAATCTGGTTTTAATCCAGATGCAGCTGCAAAAACTTCTAGTGCATCTGGTCTTGGTCAGTTTATTAATGAAACTGGTAGTAAGTATGGGCTTACTGATGAAAATCGTTGGGATGTAAGTATGCAAGTTCAAGCTGTAGTAGATCATACTGCAGATAATATTGAGATGGCACGTAAAAAAGGTTATAGTGAAGACTATGTTTACGCACTACATCATGATGGACCAGGGTTAGACAGTGGTGGACTTAAAAAGTCTAGGCAACAAGTAATGCCTTACGTAAATTTATATGAAAAAATGCTGGAGAATTACTAATGCTGACATTTGAAAGACCCATTCCAGGGCAGTCACTTACAACAGAGCCAAAGAATGCTCCATATGAAAGACCTCCAGAAATAACAGACCCTGTTGAGGCTCTTGATGCACATATTGAAAACCTTCTTAAACCAGGTGCTATGGAAGATGTACTATACTTTCTTGAGTTTGGTGTAGACTTAGTGACAATGGTACAAGGTATTTTACGTGGTGCTGTTATGGAAGGTATACATAGCATTGATGTAAGCCTGATTATTGCACCAGTTATACATGAGTATATCAAAGGGTTTGCTGATGCAGAGGGTATTGAATACAAAGAAGGTTGGGAAACTGAAGAAGAAGAGAAAGCATTGTCGTACAAACGTGATGTTGAACGTGCTAGAGAACTTATGAAAAAGCTTAGTGAGCAAGAAGGCGAAGCTATCCCAACTACTATGAAAGAGATGACTGAAGAGCCTAAGATGGAACCTGAAGTCGAAGAAGAAGAGCCAGTTAAGACTGGCCTAATGGCGAGGGCATAATCATGGCATTCAGTGCAATAGGTGCATTAGACTACTTAAAAACTGTAGATGAAGAAAGAAAACGACAAGAAGATCTTATTGCTTCTCGTGAGG